ATTGCCTAAAATTGAAGATATTAAGACAGATTTAATCTTATCTAAATTACCTAAGCAGTATATAGATAGCATCCATGTCGGAGGTTCCTTAGCTCGTGGTGAAAAAGAACCAAAAGATATTGATTTAATAATTCGCACAAAACCAAATCTTCCGGATGAAATTCATGGAAAATTTGCTAATAGGGAATATGCAAAGGCCATTGAGGAATTAGATCCCCGCTATCATGTTACTTTTGCGGGATTTGTTAGAAAAGACGTACCAACGGTGAAATTGTGGGAAGCTAAGCTAGAAAAGCCTAAAAAAACTCCAAAGGTTATAATTCCTACTGAAGCTAATACCATTCAAGCCTCTGATCTCAAATTGAATGATCGCTTCTTACGCAAAGCAGACAATGAAGTCTACGTGGTGACCGAGATTAATAAAGATAAGGGCACAGTCAAAGTTCAAGATGGTAAAAAACGCATCTTTAAACTAGGTAGCAAAATCACAATTCTTGGCGATGTTAACCAGCCGGAAGCTGTAGGCATAGCAGGCGGTATTAAACATCCCAGAGGGGAAGAGTGGGCCGCCGAATACGTCGAGAAGATTCTAGGCAGAAAGGCCCGCTTACCATTTGAGGAACCTATTGAGGAAAAGACAATCAAAGATGTTATTGCACGCACATCAGGCCAGATTAAAGTTACCGAATTAGTCAGGGAAGATGTGGCTCTTACTGCTGCATTAAAGAAGGCAGAACAGGCAGCCCGAAAGGCATACGCCGCTGGAAAACGTGAAGGAATTGAGAAGACAAAGACACATCTCAGAGAGGTTCAAACCAATATCAGAGCCCGCAAGGTTATGCGGGAAGAACTCAAGAAGATGATTAAAGACCTGAAGGCAATTGATATTGAGAAAATGTCCCCACAACAGGCAGAACCAGTAAGCAATCTTCTCGAAGGCTTCGATCTAGTTAAGCGTAACAAAAAAGCCATGCTGAAGCTTCAGCGTACCAGAGAATTCATGCAGGCTAACCCAGAGGAAGCAGAACTTCCTGATTATGTACTAGAACGCCTTGAGAGATTGGATAAAAAGAACCTAAACGATATTAGTTTTGATGAATTGAAATCTATACACACGGCAGTCATGCACCATGTTCATTTAGATAAGCTCAAGAAGAAAATCAAGGTAGCCAGAGAATGGAGACGTAGACAACAGGTTCTTGAAGATTCGATTGGTGAAATGAAGCCGATGAAGGAATTAAAGGATGAAATTATTAGTTCCCAGAGAGGCTGGCAAGGCCGCATGATGCGTAAGGGGGAACTTATCAAGCATACGTTTGGTATCCGACATGACCATTATGATCTGATAGTTGAGAGCTTGGCTGGTATGAATAGTACCATGGATAAAGTGCTATATCAAGGTGTTAAGGATGGCATAATCGAACAATTGCAATATAGACAGAATGTTTATGATACATTCCAAAAGGATCTTGGAGATACAGGATTTAAAGTCAAAGACACGGCTGCTTGGTTGAATGAAAGAGTAAAAGTAGGACGTTTCGATCTTACCCATGGGGAGAGGATGGCCCTTTATCGTCATTCTCTTAATAACGATAATAGGAAATCTATCGTTGAGGGAGGTTTTGGAATTCGAGCATCTGAAACACCGGACAAAGTACATAAGATTAACGAAGAGGAGCTAACGGAGATTTTGGACAGCCTAACCAAAGAAGAAAAGCTATTTGCGGGAAAGCCTGTAGATAATCTATTTCAGCGGCAATACGAGGCACTTAATAAAGTATTCTATGAGAAGAATGGCTATCCACTACCGAAAGAGGAAGATTATTATCCTAAAGAGGTTATGCCAATAGGACGTGGCCGAGAAGTAGAAGCAGAAAATTTCTTAGAGAAATTTCGGGGTAAGTGGACCAGAGTGGGAATCGAGAAAGGAATGCTTGAGAAAAGACGGCGGGTAAAACTACCTATCTATTTGGATTCCATCCAGCGGGATATCAACAAAAGTGTAATGCGCTCTGCTGCCTATGTGGGCTTAGAAATTCCCATGTCAAATGCCTCTAAACTTCTTTATGATAAACGATTTAAGTATGAGTTAGCCAATAGATATGACAGGCAAAGCTGGAAAGAAATCGAAAAAGGTCTCCGCGATATTGCAGGAGATTGGCAAAGTTATACTACGGTTGAGGAATTGCTACTCAAGGCAAAAAATAATTTGGCTGTTGCTGCGCTTGGTATCAATCCTTTTGTGATGACGAAACAGGTTCTATCTTGGATGTTATATCTCCCTTATGTGAAACCGGAATATCTCATTCAAGGAACGATGGATAGTTTACATAATTTAAGTGAAGTAAAAACCAGACATAAATTATATTCGCCTGAGTTTAGAGAAAGGGTAGAAGGAGGGTTTTCTAGGGATGTAGCTGATATATTTAAGGCCAGTTCCGAACGTAGGTTATATGGTAAGGAGAACAGCATCAAAGAACGATTTATGCGAGGTATTCGACTATTTGATGAGATGGCAGTAATCCCTGGTATGCAAGCAGCTGTCTTACAGGTATTTGATGAATTTAAAGCTGGCAAATTATCAAAAGATGTCGGCAAGGCCCTTGATCTAAAAGATTCAGATATTTCCAAATTGGATCCTAAGGAAAAGATGAAATTGGCCTATAAATATGCTGATTGGGTCACTGAACGAACACAACCTATGTTTAGTCCAGAGCACCGGTCTTCACTTTCCCGTGGTGCGTCAATAGAGAAATTAGCGACTATGTTTGGGTCTTTTACAAATCAGGCCTTAAATCTTATTAGACGAACCTGGAGAGAGGCACAACGCACAAAAGATCCTGCGGCCTATAAAAAAGTGGCTCAAGTATTATTTCTTATATTTGCGGTAAATACGGCTGCTGTAATGGGTATAGATGAAATCAGAGATAGAATTTATGGCAGAAAGAAACGGCTAACTAAAAGAACATGGTATGGTCGGATTCTCGATAGTTGGTCAGGTTATATGTTTTTTATCCGGGATATTATGCGGGCGGCTGTCAGTGTAATGGAACGAGGAGAGTTTAGAGGTTATGATGTAGAGTGGCCTATAGGTAGACTTGCAGAAGCAACTAAAGACGCCATAGGTAATGGCATGGGAGCCTTGACTGAAACAAAATCTAGTCGAAAGCGGGAAAAGAAAGCTATCCATTTTATTGATAATGCATTAAGTGCTCTCTTAATGTCTGTTGGTATTCCTTATGAGACGCCTAAGAAAATTGTCATTGCAACCTATAAAAAAGCAAAAGAGACGCAAAAAACATTGAAGCCCAAGGGCGGTAATTTATTAAAATATGCACAACCATCTAAAAAGACACAGAATAGATTAATTGAATATGGAGGTACACCGTGAACTGGAAAGATCTTAAGAATGTAGTTGGAAAAGCAGCTCCCCTGATAGGTACTGTTTTGGCAGGTCCAGCAGGTGGGACTGTAGGAAATATGATCGCCAGCGTTCTTGGAGTAGAGGGAACAGCAGATGCAGTTAATGAAGCCCTAAAGGCTAATCCTGAGCTTTTAGTCAAAATCAAGGAACTCGAAAGTAATGAAAGAATAGAATTGAAACGGTTAGCTTTTCAACAAGAACAATTAGAGCATGAACGAGATGTGGTCTATTTACTCGATAGACAAAGTGCTAGACAAAGGGAAATCGAAACTACTAAGGCTACCGGGGAAAGAGATACCAATCTCTATCTATTGGCTTGGACAGTACTTATTGCCTTCTTTGGAACAATAGGTGTTATGTTTTGGCATCCAATACCTGAGGGCCAAACCGAAGTACTTTTTGAACTTCTTGGTTCTCTTGCTACAGGTTTTGGCATGGTACTCCAATATTTCTTTGGTAGTTCTAAGGGATCACGTCAAAAGGATAAATTCATAGCAGGGGCTCGCAATGGCAAATAAGAACGGCGCCCACGTTATAATAAGAGAAGAACAGTTTAAGTCTATGGCCCTGGAACAACAGACTTGGATTATGTATACTACTCTCAAATCAGTAGAAGAACGAGTATATAAACTTGAAAGACAAAAAATGATAAGAACTGCTTGTTCTTCTATAGGTGGAGTTATAGGTGGTTTCCTGGCATTCATAGCAGTCAAAGTAGGAATAAGGTGGTTTCAATAATGGCGGATTTCTTCATAGCAATTGAACCAATCATTGAGATTGAAACAGGTGGCGATCCTAATGGTGGTTATACAAATGATCCGGATGATCCAGGCGGTGAGACTAAATGGGGTATTTCAAAACGAAGTTTCCCTAATGTAGATATAAACAATCTGAGTCGGGAAGGTGCGATCGGCTTATACC